CTATGGGCCTGACATCTGTAAAGAGTCCCTTTGGGACTGTGTCCATGCGTCAATCGACGCGCTACAACACAAACGACTGGGGTTCATTCAAGGAGTTCATCCTTGAGCATGGCGCTATCGAGTTGCTGGAGAAGCGCATCGCCCAAACCAACATGGCACAGTTTCTCGAAGAGAACCCGGGGGTTCTGCCCCCGGGACTGAACTCCCACTCGGAGTTCAACATCGTTATCACCAAACCAACCAAGTGAGTTTTATATGTCAAACATAACGCTTTTTTCATCCTCAAACGTTCCCGCATTCGCTCGTAACAACGAACTCTCCGACACAGCCAAAGCCCTCACAGGCGGCAGCGTCTCCAACGTCAAGCGCATCTCCATCAAAGGTGGTGTGTTCCGTCTGGTAGCTGGTGGCAAGGAAGTCGCCGCCATTGATGACCGCCATCTGGAAGTCATCATCGTCAAAGCCGCACCCAAGGTCAGCCGTATCTTCTACGCATCGTCCTACGATGCCGACAACATCACCGGCCCTGACTGCTGGAGCAATGATGGTGAGCGTCCTGACCCAAGCGCCGCAAACAAACAGGCAGTGACCTGCATGAACTGCCCCAAGAACCAAGCCGGTTCTGGCCAAGGCAATAGCCGTGCATGCCGCTACCAACAGCGTTTGGCTGTGGTGTTGGCCAACAACCCATCAGGCGACGTGATGCAGTTGACCTTGCCTGCCACTTCGGTGTTCGGTAAGGAAGAAGGCGACAAGCGCCCATTGCAGGCATACGCCCGCTACTTGGCCGTGCAGAACCCGCCTGTGAATCCTGAGCAGATCGTGACTGAGATGCGCTTTGATACCAAGGCCGAGTCCCCCAAGTTGTTCTTCAAGCCCGTGCGCTGGTTGACCGACGACGAGTACGAAGTCATCAAGACGCAAGCCGAGAGCGAAGATGCACAACGGGCAGTGGTCATGACCGTGGCACAAAGCGATGGCGTGAAAGCCAACGCTCCCAAGATGGTGCTTGCTGGTAAGCCGCCTGTCGTTGAAGCCGAGGAAGAGGAAGACGAAGCCCCTGCCAAGCCAGCCAAGAAAGCCAAAGCCGCGCCCGTGGCCGATGCTGACGAGGAACCTGAAGTGCGCAAGGAAGCACCAAAAGCCGCCGCCGTGCCTGCCAAGAAGGGCAAGCTTGCCGACATCGTGTCCGACTGGGACGATGAATAACTAGGAGGAGGGGGCTTCGGCCCCCGCAATATGGCCTACTCACAAAAAACAATTGACGCGATCATGCGAGCGCCCAAGACTTCAGGCAACCAGCTTGGACGATGGGCCGCGCATCACAACTTCTCAGTTGTTCGCATCTCAAAAGCCTTGGGCGTGTCACGACAGACGGTCTACAACTGGTTCGAGGGTGGCGACATCTTCCCAGCGTATGAGCACCGTGTCGAGACGCTTCTCACAATTCTTAGATCAGCGCATTCAGCAGACGACGCATGGAGAAAAATATGTCAACACTACGGCCTCGCACCTTAACCAACACAGAACTCATCAAGTACTTTGCCCTGTACATGGAAGACAACGAGTTTGGTGCGCCAATCGACTGGCAAATTGAACTCTTGCGCCGCTTCACTGCCATAGCTCCTGAAAAAGAGTTTCCACCGCACAACCCCCAACAGCTCGACCTGTTCTCTTAAACCCGAAGGATACCCATGACCCCGCTTGAATTTCTAGCGGTTGTTTTGCCGTCTCCGGACAACGGGTTGTATTGCGCGGCAGAGCTAACTACAAAAAAGAAGGAGCACAATTTTGTTCAATATCTGGATGAACTACCCGCGACCATAACCAAATGGGGCGACAGCAAGGACATTTACTTTGCGCTGTCAACGTTTGAAACCAAAGGCAAGCGCACAGCCGACAACGCTCGGTTCATTCGCTCGCTGTTCATTGACATGGATGGCTACGACACCAAGAAGGCGGCAGCAATGGCGCTCAACGGTTTCATGGTCAAGACTGGTCTGGACTTGCTTGGCACACCCTACATCGTGGACTCAGGTGGTGGCTTGCACTGCTACTGGCCGTTTACGCAGGACATAGCCGTTGACGAGTGGAAGCCCGTGGCCGAGAACTTGAAGCGCCTGTGTAAACAGGAAGGCTTGAGCATCGACATGACGGTGACCGCCGACTCAGCCCGAGTGCTACGTTTCCCCGGCACGTTCAACAACAAGGCCAAGTACGCTACGCCGCGTCCAGTCCGCATACTAGCTGTTGGTGACACGTTTGACTTTGAAGACTTGGCCAAGCACATCGAGCAACAGCTTGTCTCACTGCCCGCACTCCCACGCCAAACAGCAGTCGCACCCTTGGCTCTCCCCGGTCAACGCCCTGACGCACCCCACACCCCTACCACGGTCAAGTTGTTTGAGAACAGCATCACGTTGTTCAAGAACATCTACAAGAAGACCAAGGCGGGCGTTGGTTGCAGACAGCTTGAGTGGTACGTCGAGAACGCCGACCAAGACGGTGTGGAGCCGATCTGGCGTGGCTGGTTGAGCATTGCCCAGAAGTGCAACGATGGCGAGAAGGCTGCGATCTGGTTGACCGACCTGCACCCATACCCACATGAGCGCATGCACCAGAAGCTGGTTGAGATCAAAGGCCCGTACCCCTGTACCAAGTTTGATTCAGAGAACCCCGGCATCTGTAACGAGTGCCCACACTTTGGGAAGATCACCAACCCCTTGGCGTTGGGGCGAGAGACGGCGGTAGTCACCGCCGAAACGACCATTCAGTTACCCGCCACGGACGGCCAAGAAGCTAGGCAGTTGAAGCGCCCTGAAGCGCCTCGAGGCTATGCCTATGGTGTACGTGGCGGGGTGTTCATGGAGAAGGAAGACACGGATGCCAACGGTCAGGTCACCAAACGCCAGATCATGCTGTTGCCCTACGACCTGTTTCCTGTGGACATCCTGAGCAGTAACGGTGAACATCTTGTGCACATGTTGGCCGTGCGGGACTACAAGACCGTGGACATAGCGTTCCCCCAGAAATCAGTTGTCAGCAAGGACGAGACAGTGAAAGCATTGGCACAGCAGAACGTACTGGCCGCATTTGGCTCAGGCAACGACAAGAACCTGTACGACTACATCCGCGCCTGCGTGGAGAAGATGAGCAGCGAGAAGCGCCCGATTGAAGTGCCGTCCAGCTACGGCTGGCAACCCAACGACACCTACGTTTTTGGCGGCAAAATCTATGCGGCAGGCAAGGAAGCCATCGAGGTGCCCATGCCCGGGCTGGAGAACATCACGATGAACTCGCGGCCCACGGGTAGCTTGGAAGTCTGGCGGCAATTCATCAACCTGCTGGTGCGCAGGAAGCTGTGGGATCACTTGGCCATCATCCTCATGGGCGCTGGCTCACCGCTGATGCGCTTCACAGGACTGCACGGCTTGACCGTTCATTGCGCCTCGACCGAGTCGGGTACTGGCAAATCACTGGCGCTCGATGGCGCGGCTTCAATCTGGGGTCACCCCATCCACTACCGCACTGGTGCGGGTACATCACCTGTGGCCATGCAACAGCGCCTTGGACTTCTGCACAGCAACCCACTCATCACGGACGAGATCACCAGCAAGAACCGCGACGACTTCGAGTGGTTCCCTGCATTCTTGTTCAGTATGAGCGAGGGGCGCGGCAAGGAGCGTATGGAGTCGGGGGCCAACAAGGAACGGCTGAACCTGTCCACATGGTCGTCCACAGCCATCATGTCCTCAAACACCCACGTTGTGGACTACCTGACGGGCTCACGCAAGCACTCGTCCGAGGGTGAACTGCGCCGCCTGATTGAGTACGTGATGGACGAGAAGCTGGAGCTGGATGCCGATGAGATTGAGATCGTCAAGTGCTTGCAGAACAACTACGCCGTGGCTGGCGAGGCTCTGGTGCAGTACATGGTTGACAACATTGGCCTACTCAAGACACTGGTGCCCGAGACTGTGCGCCGTATGTACACCGAGTACAGGGCTCCCAACGACGAGCGTTTCTGGATGGGCGGTATCGGTTGCGCCATCGCCGCAGGCATTATCATGAACAGCACCCACGCCAACATCGCTGAGTTCCCCCTGACCGAGATCATTGACAGCTATCGCAAGCGCATCGTCATTCAACGCTCCAGTATCAAGGGCGGTCACCGCAGTGCCGAGGACGTTCTCAACGCATTCGTGCAGGAGTACCAAGGCAAGTTTGTGGTGGTCAAGTTTGGCGATAGAGCTGGCCCGCTGGCGCATCTGGGTGACGGCTCGATGGTGGACAAACACACAACCCGCGCTGAAGTTATGGGCCGGGTCGAGCACGGCGTAACCGCTGGCCATGTGGACTTCTTCATTGAGGAGCGTATGCTCAAATCGTTCTGCTCAAACATGAGCTTTGGCTACACCAACTTCAAGCGTCAACTGGAGGATGAGTTCACCGTCTCCTACGTCACCAAGAAGGACATGATGGCCAAGACCAGTGCACCGCCGATGAGGGTGTCGGCTATGCACATCAGCCGCAAAGTAACGGAGTCAGATGAAGCACTTATCAATCACGTACCCGTGGGACAAAGTTGAGAAGGGGCAGGGGTTCTTTGTCCCCTGCCTCGACACGGAAGCCATCAAGCGTGAAGGCTTGAACAAGGCGCTGACCCTGCGCCTGTTCGATGCCAAGGCTGTCCCGTGTATACAGGACGGCCTTATTGGGGTGCGGTTTTATCGAGCACGTTCCTCATAGAACTGGCAATCTGGATACGCAGTTTCTGTAACCGGTCAAGGGTCGCGCGTTTCTCTTCTGGCGACATGCTAGAAGCTTTGACTGCGTTCATGGCTTGCGTTACTTTTGCGAGCTGCGTTTTGGCATTGCCAGCAATTGACGCGGAAGCAATTTCATTTACGTTCTCTTGCAAGAACGCTCTGGCTTCAGCCGTCTCCCCGCTCTTAAGCATGTCATCGTATGTGCGCTTGACTTCCATGATTTGTTCCATGCGCTCGTAGGTAGCGTTGATGATGCCGCCAGCATCGTTGGGCTGGAACATGGAGCCAATGACCGGGGTATCGGACAGGCGCTTGGTGGCTTCTTGTGGCCCCAGTTTTTCGGGCATGGCAAAACTAAACGCCTGCGCTGCGGCCAAGCCCATCGTGCCTGTGTAACCACGAATCAAGTTGTCAATTTTGATTGGGGAGTATCCAACCAGCGCCCCAATTTCTTTAGAAAGTTCGGACGTGTTGTCACGGAAACGCTGTTCTGGCAACAGCCCTTGTTCCCGTTTGGTCTCAAGCTCTTGCCTACCAAAGAACGAGTAGTTTGCGGTGTTCTCAATTATGGGTTTAATCAACGCAGGCAGCATCATTGACGAACCACCGGGAATAGTCTGGATGGCAATACTCTTGAATGCTTTCCACGCTTCTTCACCACCTTGCTTGGATGCCATAGTGTTGACTATTGCTTCTGGAATACCTTTGAGGATGTAGCCAATTTCAAACGGCACAGGGAACCTGATCGGTTCATCCAAGCCCGGTATGCGGATAAAGAAGTTGCCGTACTTTTCTTCAGGACGTGCGTTCTTGTACGCCTCGTCGTCTTGCATGAGTAGGGCATATGCGACAGCGGTTGCCATAACAAGAGAGCCCCGACGCAGCAGCTTGCCTTGAATATCCAGACGCTTATTCATGGGCATATCACCCCGAACAGCTCTCCACAGCACATCCAAACCTTGCAATTGAGCGTTGAAAAACGGAATCATTGTGGAGACAAAGTGTACGGATGGGGACAGCCCGCGTTTGTTGAAGTTCATTGACTCCAGCGACATGACGGTGGCTTCCATCTGTGACAAACCTTGCCTGATATACGAGTCGTACTGGGCGCGGCGTGTGGCGGCATCTGCCTCCATCGCAATCGCTTCGGCCTTGGCAACAAACTGAGACAGGCCCATACGACCGCCCATCAAGTCTTTCAGAATGCGAGCCAAATCTTCGTTGGTGCCTGTGTAAACCTGCCCCCCAGTAATACCACGAGTTTCCAACTTGGTCTTGGTTTCTCCAGCACCCAGTTTTCTAAGTGCGCCAAGAGGCCCCGCAAAATCAGCGCCGGACAGCAAAGGTGCGGCAACTGAGTCACGTAACAATTGTCTAACAGGGTACAGCGGACTCAACATAACGCCTTTACGGACAACACTTGACGCAAAACCCATTGCCCGAACCAGCGCGTTGGTGTTGACAGGGATGCCTTCCATGCCCTTGACCAACAAGTCAGCAGGGATGCCAACAGTGTCGGTAGCAACACGGACAAACTTTTCTTCGCCCTTGTCTTTAAACCGAACAACGTCTGGCGCGGCAATGTCTTTGCCCAAGAACTGTGCCAAGTCCAAACCAACCAACTCGTACATGGCATTCTTTGCTGCCAAGTTACGCAAGCCCACGTCCAAAATCATGGAGGTGTTTTGTATCGAGCTTGTTGCAAAGTCAAGAATCTTGTCTTCGCCACCAATCAGCTCGCGCAGTTGTGGCTGGTCGGCAAGGTTGCCAATCTTGTATGTGCCCTCTTTGCCAATCACCAACTCGGCATTGCCGTTTCTCTCCCGGTAGTAGGGGATGTAGTCGTTAGTAGCGGCCAGCTCGTCGGCAACGCTTGGGGGTAGTACGCCTGTGTCTTTCAAGAAGTTCATCAGGTTTTTGTTGTACTTGTTGTACTCGGTACGCGCTTCCTCAAACACATCCCGCAAAGCTTCGTTGCTCTCAATGTTGCGAACAGAACCCTTGATTAAGTCGGCGTTGACGCTAAAGTTCAGTTTGTCGTAGCCCACGCGGTCACCACGTTTGCCCAACAAATACAGCGTGAACAACTGGTTGGCCGCTTCGCCGTTCATGCCCGGGGCCTTAGCTAATGTGCGCACCACGTTGGCCAAATTTGCACCAGCAACGCTTTCGACAATGTATTCAGTGCGACCATCAGGACGCTTGTACGCCACACGTTGGGGCACGCCGTTGCCAACAGCTTGCTGAACATAAGACATGCGCTGGTCGGATGCCAGCAAATAGTGCATCATCTGCATGCCCTTGAAGGGCTCAAGCATATCCTTGGCTACCTTGTGCAAGGGAGCCAGTCTGTCCAAGTACTGGGTACGGAAACTCAAACCAAGGTTGGCGTTGATCTGTTGCCCAATAGTCTTGGGCTTGGCAATCACTTGGCTTGCTACGTTCAGTTCGTTTTCAAACCCTTTGGCCTGAGCGCGGGCATACACAGGGCGCTCAGCAGTACGCTCAACTAGTTCTTGGACAGGAGGCGTGTCCGCAATTCGGCTTGGCATGTCTGCGCTAGCTTTTGGTATTTTAATTTTGTCTGCCGTTGAAATTTCATAAGCGTCGTTAAACAACTCTGCCAACGTAACAAGGTTTTTTTGCTCTTCCTGACCGCCACCGAATTTTTGGCCTTCTTCTAAATATGCACCGTAACTATCGTTAAATGCATCAATGTAGGCAAACGGATCGTTTGATTCACTTGCAACTTGCAAATCGTTATCGTCCACCAAACGCTTAAAAAGCTTTGCCCCAAACTTCTGCTTGGCGCTGGCATTAAAGCGGTCAATCATTGTTTTGCCAAAAGCACTAAGGTTGTCAGGCACATCAATTGCAATTTCAGTTTCGCCTGTGTCCCCTTCATAAAGTTCTTCAAACTTTTGACTGGCTTTTTTAATACCAGCTTGTTCACCAAACGCATTTAAAAATTCTTTAATTTTGTAAGAAAACATGTTTTCTACAGAACCAAAGTTTATAGAGCCTTCAACATACAACGTGTCAGGCAAGCTAATGTTCAGTGCGCCAAAATTGTTGTAAAACTGTACTGTGCCAATGTGTTTAGGGCCTTCTACAGTTAAGAAAGTTTCTGAACTACTTGAAGTTCTTATTTTGTTTATGTACGCGGTTGCTGGCAAAACAACTTTTGCTGGTTTATTTTTTTTGTTTGCATATGAAAACAACGTTTCAATTTTTTGCGCTTGCGGCAAATTTACTGTACCTTCATTAAACGTAGTCAAATCCTTAACTGTCTGCAAGTTTGGAAATGTAATTTCTTTTGTGCCGCTAAGAACGCTCAACATATAAACAGCTTTTATTTCGTCCACAGAAAACGTTTTTGTTTTGTCTCCAAACTTAAGTTTAAGAGCGTTGTTTTTAACGTCAGATGTATAAACCGAGTTGTAATACAAATAACCGTTTTCAAAAGCTTCGTCTGCTGCAACTTTGTATTTTTTTGCAAAGAACTCAGTAACTTTGTCAGAAGGTTCTGGGCGAAGCCGTGTATGACCGTCCACGGTACTGAAAGAGAAAAAACGCTCAAACGTAAACGTATTTAACTTACCCTCAGAATCAAACAAACGCCCAGCGTTTGCCAAATCGTCAGGTGTTATCTCTGCTTTACCTTGAGCAACTTTGATAAGTTTTTCTTTGGTAGCAAATTCGTTCAAGTACTCTTCCCCATTAGCAAAATTTTTCTTTTTAAGAAACTCGGCAGCAATTTCTTGCTGTTCTTTGTTTAGTGCTTGGTTGGGGCTGTTTCCGCGCACTTCAGCAATATCGTTCTTACCGTCCATGCGAACAGCAACTTCAGGCGTACCTTGTCTGTAGTAGACGTAGAAGTCCCCACGTTTAAGTTGGCCACGCGCTGTGCTTTCGCCAGCCGTACACCACGGTGTGCCCGCACAACCTTTGCTCAATTTAATTGCCAAACTTTCATTCTTGTTTGGCGATGCTTCAAGTATGCGGTAGTAATCTTCCAAAAAATCAATAGTTGGATCAATGTCGCCTTGCGTTTCAAGCAACGGCTCACCAGCATCTTGACGTCGATTATTTTCTTTTTCAATAATTTTGTCTTGAACAACAGTAGTTCTTAAAGTGCGTGTTGGCGGTAGTTGAGTACCATCTTTTCTGATTGGACGTGCCAGCACGCCTTCACGGATTGGTTGTCTCGCTTCTTGTTCATCGTAATCGCCTTGGTCAAACTTTTGCCAACCTTCTTTGGTTTCGTTTTCTTTGGCTGCGCGATCAGCGCTTATCTGCATTCCGTCAAGAAACGCTTCTTTTAAATTCTTACCCGCACGTAACTCGCGGATAACTGCATCGGCAGCATCGAGGCTGACAACGGCGACGTTATGGCGATTGTTTTCGGCAATAGTTGCCAACTTCAAGCGCCCAGTTTTATCAGACAGAACCGCGTATTTAGAAGCGGCTTTGGCCACAAGCGCGTTTTCAGCAAGTGTGTATGAGGTGTTGCTTGCCATCAACCGTATCAAAGACTTCAAATCTTTTTCGCGTTGTTTGCGAATTTCTTCGGCTTCTTTAACCCGCAGTCGTTTGTTATCCAAAGCTTGCAAAGCTGCAAAAGTTGTTACGTCTGCTTCAACATAGTGCAACGGGTTATCAATATCAAACGGCTTGCCATCAGACATGATTGTTTGCGCCCTGTAATCCAACGAGTCTTCTGTTGGCGCAGATATGTACTTGTCGGGAGAACGCTCCATGTCCGTCAAATAATCTTTTGCAATACGTTCGACGTCGTCTGGTGTGCGGTCTTTCTGTTTGATGTCTTTGCCAAACTGGTCGGCAAACTGCTTCATGGAGTTACTACCGTCATGCAGTGCGGCAATGTCTTTCTGTGACAACCGGCGGCTTACGGCAGTTTCCTCCACGCCCAAGTCCACGCTAGATGGAACCATCAGTGCATCGACAGATTGCAACGCCGCGCCCAACATCGTTTCTGGGTGCTGGATACCCAGCATACGCAAGACAATGCTCTTGAAACCTTCCCAAGCATCAGACATTTTCCATTTCTTACCGCGCAACTGTTCTTGCAGATTGCGGTTGGACATGGCTTCAGCCACAAACTCAGACAGGCTGCTCTTGGCGCTGATGCTGGTAAAGCTGGGGTCGTTCTTAATTACGTTGTGCAACGCCATCAATTCGCGTTTGGCAATCAGTTGGGTTCTTGTCAACCGGCCTTCGGGCAATTGAATAACGCGCTCAGTAGCGGCGTGTACGCCTTCGTGCAAGAACACTTCCTGAGACAAACCACCGTTGCGGTTCAGCCCAATGGTCTTGCTGGTAGCCATGCCCAGCACTTCTTTGCCGTCTTGGTCTGTCAGCTTGTCGCGGATGGCGATGTCGGTGTCGTCCAGCAAAGCCGCCAAACGTTGCGCCACGGCCCGGTTTACTTCGCTGTTGCTCTTGTCGTTGGCAATGTCGGCGTAAGCCGCAGTAACGTCGTTCTCTTCAATGGCACTGATTTGTGCCGCAGTAAGGTCAGGGCTTTCAATCTCCACGCCACGGGCAAAGCGCTCGGATTCTTTCTCGGCTGCTTTGGATTTGCTCAGTGCTTGTTTCTGCGCTTCCTTGCTGGCTTTTGTTTCAGCTTCTTTTTCAATGCGAACAATGGTGCTTTGCGAAGCTTGCGTTTTCTTCAGCTTTTCTTTGAGCAACGCTTCTTTGCCTTGCAAATCTTTGAACGCGTCAGTCAAACGCCCTGCCGATTTGTGTTTGTTGTTATCTTTGAGGTAAGCAATGCGGCGCTGCAACTCGGCCAGCGCAGTTCTTTGTTCAATGAGGCGGTCAGTTACTTTTTCTGCGGTTTCAGTTACACGCGCAGTTTTGTAGGGCTGGGTAATCTTTGACCCGCGCACTTCCTTGAGTAAGGACGTCTGCTCAATTGGCACCAGCTTGGGCGCTCTCTCGCCTTTACGTTTTCTACGTTTGGCTTCAACAACGGCATCTTCAGCCGCGAGGCGGTCAGCAGCAGCGCGGGCATCACGCGCTTCTTCTAACGTAAGCAATTCCTTGACATTAAGAGGAGCGTCCCTGTACACAGAAGCCAGCCGTGTTTCGGCATCGGCAATCTTGTTTTGCAGCTCTTCCATTCGCCCAGTGTTTTCAGCTTTCTCAGCTTTGCGCAACTCTTCGTTAAGGCTACCAATCTCACTGCGAATTTTGTTCATGTTTTCCCGCATGCGAGTCGTGTCTTTCTCCGCACGCACACCGGGCAAACCCATACCTTCACGCCCACGTTGGGCCGCAGCTCTGTATTCTTCGGTAGATACGCCCTGTTCTTCTGGCTCTTTTTTAATTTTGGTTTTCTCTTCAGCCTCACGCGCAGCACGTTCTTGCGCCAATTCACGTTTGATGTCGTTGTAGCTTTTTGTCAGGCGTTCAACTTTGCGGGTAGCTTTACTGGCTTCGCGTTCCAAAGACTTACGAATTGTTTCACCGCTTCGGTACTGGGTCATCAAGTCGTCAAGGGCGTTTCTGGCGTTGTCAATCAGCTTGTTGGCGTTTTTAACCGCGTCATTCAACATTTTTATTTCTGCGTTGAATGCGTCTGGTGTTTTAAGTGCTCGAACAATCTCGTTGAAGTCCGCACGTTCATCAGGAGTTGCAGAAGTCTTGTGTGCGTTTTCTGCCAGTTCCAACAAAGCGGCTTTGTCTTTTTCGTTTAGGCCCTGAATAGCGCGTTGGATGTTGCGCAAAGAATCCAGCCGTGGGGGCACAGACTGCAACAAAGATTCCAACTCCACAATCTTGCGAACAGCAGGCGCAAACCAGTCAGGTTCTCCTTTGGCTTCAGCAGCGGCTTGGGTCAGTGTTTCTTTCTTTGCCAACGCCTTGTTCAGCGCACTGGTTGCCGCTTGCATATCTCTTTGCAATGACGGGATGTACTTTTTAATCTGCTCAAGCGCGGTTTTGTTTTCTTCTTTTTGTATATTCAAGGCTTCGCGCATGCCTTGAATATCTTTGGAGTCCAGCAACCGTTGGAAGTTGGCAGGCGTGGCTCGAACAACTTGCACGTTTGCTTCTGGGAACAAGTCTTTCTGAGGCTGCGCTTCGTACTTCTGCTCGCCACGAACAACGGCGGCGGTTTCTTCTTTGGACAGCGGTCTGCTTTCACTGCGTCCTGCCACCTCCCGACCCAGCATCATTTCATTCAAATCACGCACAGCAAACGGATTGGGCAGGTTGCCCTCCATAACTTGTTGCGCTTGCTCACGGGCAAGAGAGATGAACTCAGGATCAGCAGATGTTTCTAAGTGGTCACGCAGGCGGCTGAGCAACTCGATAGTAGCCGGATCAGTCTTTTCAGATGCGCCCTTGGTCTTCTCTTTTTCAAACAGCTTGGCAATGTCTTCCATGCTGCCAACACGAGTGGGCGGCTTTTCACCTGCCACAGGCACACCACGAGTACGGCGCTCAACAGAACGCAGAACGGTTTCAATCAAGTTGAGGGCATCTTGGCGCTCGTCCCCTGCTCGACGAGGGGTTGCTTTGAGCGTCAGTTCTTTTGGTGCGCCAACACGAGGGCCTGTTTCACGTGGAACATTGATTGGCTCGCCCTTGTAATTGGTGTACTTTTGCCCGGGCTGACCGATTTTTTCTTGGTTTTCAACCCGCGTTTCTTGGTTCAAACGCTTGGTAGCGTTTAACAAATTCTGGTTGGTAGCGTCACGCACTTGCTGTTGCAGAACTTGCACAGCTTCAATAGGAGCACCAAACGTATTCCAACGACCTTCCAATTCGTTCAAAGCTTCCAATGAACGAGCGCGGGCTTCTGCACGTTCCCAGTCGGCCATAGGCGGCAAACCAAAAACGGCACGGCGAGCTTCAATTTCGTTGGCGTGGGCTGCGGCAAACGCCTCCTTGGCATCGCTGACGCGTTTCTCAAACACTCCGGGCAAACTGAGTGTGGCGCTTCGGCGTGTTTGACTTAGGTTCAGCGGGTTGCGAGTGTTCAGTGTCTTGACCAAACCCAGCATGGTTGAGCGTTGCTCATCAGCAAACTTGTCGGCTTCAATTTGTTTGGCGCGAGATTCTGGCGTAACTTTGGGTACGCCTTCTGTAACTCCGGGCAGCTCTCTTGTAAGCTGACCTGATCCTGTTTGCTCAATTGGTTCTTTTAACTCTTTGCGGCGGTCGTTCAGTTCTGCCTGTAGTCTGCGGGCTACAAGCGTGTTTTCTGTCATACGCGCAATTGCCAATTGCAACTGCAAATCTTTCAACGTACCGCGCTTGGTTCCCAAACCTTCGTAGACTTGTCCGGGGGTTACCCGGCCTTGGTCACGAGGCAATGAATTAAAAAGCTGGTCAAGCAAAGGCTCTTCTGCTGGCGCTGGTTCTTCTTCGGGCAACGGCTCTTGCCGTACTTGGCTGAGTTCCGCCTTGTACTCTTCCGGTGTCAGCTTGGCAATGCGGTCTTTTTCTGCACGTTCTTGTGCATCAATTCTTTCGCGCTCGGCACGTTCCCATGCTTGCGCTTGGGCGGGGGTAGTTTCTCTGGCTGCACCCAACAGTTCTTGGTTGGTTTGTGCACCTGTTTGGGTCAGTAGCTGTTGTCCGCGAACTGCCGTTGCTTCTTTGGCTTGGGCCGCGACTCTAGCAGCGGCTTTGTCTTGTGCCTCAAGTGCGCTCAGTATTGCGTTTTTAACTTTGTAGTTGGTGCTGGTGTTGAGCCCGGGGATGGGCTGCTCAGAAAGTGCAAGTTGCCGCGCCATCGCGGGGTCAACCATCAAATAATTTACATACGTACCGGTCTCCGCATAGGGTTCACGGTCTTTGGCCAATGCAAGCTGTTGAATGGCGTAGCTTTCGGTCTCGGAAACAGGCATTTCGCCAACCGGTATGGGCATACCCTTTACAGGTTTGCTTGCTTTGACCGTTTGTGCCAGCTCTTCCATGTACTCTTGGGGAGACATTCCCGCAATACGTTCGCGCTCAGCTTGGTCAGCCTCTCGTTGCTGGGCCAGTGTGTGGTATTTCTCAAGGTAGGCTTGTTGGTCTTTGGCCAACTGCTTGTCCATTGCCGCCCGTTTCTTGGGAGAAAGCGCTTCTTTAAGCAGTTCAGCCTCGGGCATACCCACAGCACTTTCTGGTGTCGGTACTTCACGCAAGGTAGGTTCGGGGATGGCAGCGGCTTCGGAGGCGGGGGGCTGTTGGTCTTGCTGTAAAGCTGTTCCGGCACCTCTGCGCCCTAACGCTAAATCCAACAAACCCTGCGCTAATGCGCCAACTGCGCCGCCATAAGCAGCAGATTCTCCAACCTGCTCAATAATTTCTTGCTCAGGCTTGTATATACCTTTGGTAATAATATTTTGTGCGGCTTGTGCTGCGGCTTCTTGTGCGGCTTCCTCACCGCCTGCCATCAACGCACGTTTTATGTACGACGTAGCGCCATCAAGTACCGGCTCTCCAAGACGTTTCAGAATACGTGTGGGAGCAAACATTTCCGATGCACCAACCACACTCCCCAATGCAGTGGCAACGGTTTGTTCTCCTGCTGTAGCTCCTTCAGCAGCGGATTTTTCTACCTGCGTGCCAGCGCCAGCGCCAATACCAAGGCCGTAACCCGCCAAACGACCGGCCACACCAAACGGGCCGGTAGCAAGGAAAGGGATTATTGAACCCGTAGCTTCACCAAACTTGCGCGGTATCGTGTCTTCGTACCCCGGAGCAGCGGCAAACGGATCTTTAGCTGTGGCGGCTGTTTCTTTAATGTATTGTTGTGCGGCTCGCTCTTGTTCTTCAGGAAGAAGCGCGGATATACCTGTGCCAGCTTGTTCAACTAAACCAATGCCGCCGGGAATTAAGCCTTTGAAAAACTCTTTAACTTGCCCACCAGCAGTTGGCCCGGCTGCTTCTTCTTTAGGCGCTGGTGGTTGAAACGCTTCGGGGTATTCGCGTATTGCACGCAACCAAGTCTCTTCGGGCGTTTCGCCCTCCCTGATAGTTACCGATGTGCCGTCTGGTAATGGGAGACTTTTTGCCATAGCTTTTACTTTTAAAAGTTGAGAAACCTTGGCGGGACTTTGCGCCAAGGTGTTTTGATTATGCCATTAACTGCGTGTGCCTTCAAAGTCTTGTACTTGTGGAACAGCCCCACCCAACGCTTTGTTACGCAATACGTTGTACAGCACAGGGTCGGTTTCTTTGAGCAGTATTCCAGCGTCTTTCAAGAACGCTAAAGCCTCTTGTGCACTTGCTTTTGGATCGGCCTTTGCTTGCGCAATTTGTCTGAGCAACGCCATGTTCTTGGGGTCTCGCGCCCACTCCAGTGTTTGAATTTCGGCAGACGGCTTGTTGTAGTGCTTGCCCATTGCTTCGCGGTACGCGGCTTCGGACTTGGCTTTTTCTTCGGCTTGTTGCATGCCCAGCGTAGCAATACCGGCTTTGCCAACGTTGGTCATAAAGTGGGGCGAATCGCCAGCCATCAGGTTTAAGCCCATCTTCAACAGCAAACTGTTCACATCAACGCCGCCTTGCTGAGATTCTGCTTTTGGCAACAAGTCTTCCAAACCTGCGGCTTGCTCGGGTGCGGGTGGTGGAGCAGGGTAGCGTTGAGCCAAGCGTGTTGCTTCGTCGGTGTACGCGCCAACAGGCGGTTCAGCCAAAGGTTCTGCAAACGCATAATCCGGAATACCCCCCACTTTATCTACGGCTTGCATGGTTGATAAACCTTGCGCAGTACCGGTCATCTTGGCTTGGTTCAACCGAGCAGCATCTTGCGCTAAGGCAATTTCTTTGGCTGTCTTGTCAGCAATATTAGCAGTCTTAGTAGCGGCTTCAATAGATTGGCCCGCCCCTGTTGCAGCTTTACGGTCGGCTTCCAACTGCGCCATGCGACGGGCATTTTCAGCAGCAGCGCGAGTAGCGGCAGATGCCTCGTCAAGAACGTCCAAACCTGCTTTGGCCGGAGGCAAGATGCGAGGTGTGTTTGCAATAGCGGCGGCTTGTTCCGCTTTTTGAATCATTTCAGCCGTAGGTTCCAGTCCTTTGGATATGGCAGACCCTGCTTTACCCACTTTTGCAGCACCAGCAACAGGTGCCGTCCACCCGCCAAGGGCGTTCAGTGTGTTAGAAAAGTTGCGTTGAAACTCTTGGGGGATGCCCGCCTTGTCAGCCAAACTGCCAAAGTAAGTATTGGTGTCTTTGTACTCAGGCGCTTTAGAAGACTGGCCGGGAATTTGACTAAAAAGTGCTTCTTGGCTATCTTGTGCAACAGGAGGTGGTGCCGAACCAGTGACAAAATTTTCTACGTCTTGCATTTGTTTTTTGAACAGCGCATCTGCTTGAGCTTGTGTTCTTCCGCCAGAGGGGGCAGCATATGCAGGATCGTTCGCCCTGTTCAACGCGGAAATACCTTGATCTTGTGCCGCAGCAGGGGCGGCTTGTGCAGTACCAGTAGGAATTAATGAAGGGAGGCGTGTTTTACCTTCTGCCCATTGCGTAACATCACCAACACTTTTATTTTTAAAAATAGAAGCGTTGCTTTTGATGATGCTATTGCCTCGTTCTGGATCGGCTTTTTTAATCACGTCTTCTACAGACGCTTTAGGGTCGGCTGCAAGAACAGCGCGGCCAGTAGAGTCTCCCAGCACCCATGTAACGTATGCTTCGGAAGCAGACGGTTCGCGGCCTGTGGCGTTTTTAAAATTATCTGTGTTGCTGCGCAGCAATTTAGCCGCATTACGCACTTGTGTTTTAGCGTCGGCTCTGTCTCCGCCGCCCATTTTTTTCCACATTTCGTCAAGCAATTGCCCAGCGCCGTGAGCAGTTGATTTTGGGTTTTTAGCCGTGACTTTTCCTTGGCTTTCCACTTTAATAATTTGTGACAGTACTGCGGGGTCAACGCCGTATTCTTGGGCGTATTTGTTTATGTATTCAGTAAGACCCCCTTCAACATAGCCTTTGTCAGCGTAACCAACAATACCGCCTTCGGCAAAGTCCATGTTTGCCACTGGGAGCGTGGCAATACCTTGATCTTCAGGCAGCACATAGCCGCCTTCGGCCATGCCTTGGGGAGGCATTGGCCCTTGCGCCATCTGTTGTGGCGGCATGCCCTGTGGCGGCATGCCCTGTGGAGGCATCGGTGCCTGACCTTGAGGAACTTGAGGTGGCATGGGCGGCTGTGGGGGTTGGCCGATGCTTTGCAGAATCTGTTGAGAAATAGGCGGCTGTTGCTGTTGACCAGCCATCAGGGCCATAGCTTCTTGTGCATGTTTTTTCTTGTACTTGTCTGCTTCAGCAGCCAAGCCCAGCTTGATGGCGTCGTCTTGATTTGCAACTGCAAAAGCTTGCAATTGTTGCGAATTCATTTTCAACAGTTCTACGCGCAAAGCGTCAATGCTGCCTGCGCCAATACCTGAAGTTCGTGGGCTGGATGTCATCATTTCTCTTATCCCATCTTTGAAAGTACAAGCGCCGACAGGCCGGATGGGCCACGTCGCTCTTCTCTAATCTCACCACCCTCGGCCTTGGCTGTTGGCGTGCCAAACAGATTGTTCAAGCTGTACCCAGTCAAGCCAGCACCGGCCACCTGCGACAACAGGCTAGGAGGGGCCGAGTAAACAGACTGAGTTCCCTGCTGAAGTGGCACACCGCGCAAAATGTTGGACATGTACGAGGCTTGCTGGTACGGGAACTGTTGCTGGGTCAAGAAGTCCTGATACTGCTGGTTCAGAATGTTCTGAATTTGCTGCTGTTGCTGACCACCAAACTGAGCCTGCGCGTTGAGGTTGCTGACGTTTTGGCCGTACAGATTCTGACCAACGTTGGCCAAATTGCTGTAGCCCTGCATCCCTGCTTGCAAACCTTGCAGACCCAAACCTGCACCATATTGCTTGGATTGCTCTGCCAACTGTTGCATTTGCTGGTTGGTCATTTGATTGGCCAACTGCGCTTGCAGGTTTTGACCAGAGCCCAAGGACTGAACGCCCAGATTTGCTTGAAGGTTTTGATTGCCTACGTTGTAGCCCATCTGCTGGTTTGCCAAAGCCGCTTGCATCGCTTGCTGCGCGTTCATACCGCTGGCTTGCAACTGATTGGCCATGTTCTGCACGTTGGCTTGCTGCTGAGTTGAAAGGTTTTGCATACCTACAGTCAGACCGGCTTGCTGATTGGCTTGCTGTGCTGCCAGTTGCCGTGCTTGGTCAGACGTGAACATCTGAGCCGCTTGGCTGTACGCTTCTTGGCTACCCTTGGACTGGATGTCCGACATTTGCTGAGACAGGTTGCGCTGGGCTTCTGCGTTCTCAATGGCTGATCGAGACCCACCAAAAGCACCGGCCTGTGCTTGGCGAGCGCCGCGTTGTGTGCCTGCAATGTCGGCTTGGCGCTGTGCTTCCCGCTTGCCAATATCTACAACCGCCTGCTGGTATGGCGACATGTACTGATCGACAGCACCGGGAGAGGTGAAGTTCTGTGTGCCAACTTGTTGGGCTGGCCCCATCTGGGCGGCGTTGATATTCCCAACGGAAATCTTTTGTGCTGCCACATCGGCAGGCTCCGCCATCTGGAAGTTTTGCAGGGTTGGCGCAGCAACTTTTGTGTAGTTGAAGCTTGATGGGTCGTAGCCGTATTGACCGGCTTGCCCAGCTAAATTCTGAAGACCCGTAGCCGAACTTGTAGAGTATGGGTTGTAACCCAGCTTTCCAGCAGCGGCATACGCATCTTTTTGCAATTGCGTAAATTGCGCTGTTCTGTCGCCCGTGTAGGGGGTGTAAGCTTTAAAGCCTGTCGGTGTTGGCTGAGCGCCAGCAGTACCGGGAGCAACGATTTTGCCCGCTGAGTCGCGGTAAACCATCTGCCCGTTCTTGTCTACCTCGTAGTCGTAAAGAGAGCCGCCAACCATGCCCAGCATTTGCTCGACATATGGCCGAGCGTAGTCAGGAATGGTCGTCGTATTTTGTATGACTTGTGTTGGTTCTGCCATGTCTATTCCTTAAGCTGGAAGGTACTTGTCTGCGCGGCTGTTCTTGGCCACATTGCCTTTGCCAACGGTTTTGCCACGGGCAGCTTGGATTCGATCCATCATCTTGTACAGCTTGCGTGCGCCTGCTTCGGTTGATCCATTGCCAATCTCAGAGACGATGCGGGCTGGAACAACAAACTCGCCATCAGCCAAACGAGCAGGCTCACTTTCGCCAATAGTAGCGGGGATGGAATCAGACACGCCGTCACCGGGGCCTTTGAGCAGTCGGCCACCATCAGAGTAGCTACCCAGATCAGACAAACCGCCTGTGTTCATGGACATGGCCATGCCGCCAGCGGCCAAGCTGGTGTTGCCTTTTATGTAAGCCACCATAGCTCGCAAAAGGTCGTGCGCTTTTTCGGTTTGATTTTTCTTTATTGCAGCATACGCAGGACGAACAAAGTCGGTATACAGCTTGTGGGAAATCAACGCACCTTTTGGATTGTTTTCCAGTTCTTTGGCAATTTTTGGTGAGTTCTTGTAGTACCAGTCAATTTCTTTTGAGCCTTCTGGGTGCTTTGCCATGTAGGCGTCGCGGAACTTGGCAAGCGTGTTCATCATATCGTCGTCATATTTATGACCCATATGCTTGACTGCGGCGGCTCCAATAAAACCGCCTTCTGCATACGCATTTCTTGTAGTTGCCATTACACAACCTCCCCATTTTCACGGATAAATTTTGTGTCTGAACCCAGAGTGTCAAACAGACCCAGCCAGAACTTTCTTAGCGGGGTAAACACCCAGCCCCATTTGTTTTCGCCGTAGTACCACTTTGCGTAATGAACAGCGGGGTCAGCAAAAGTGAGGACGACAAACGCACTGAACAGTTTTGACTTTCTCATCAAAGGCACAAACACTTCAGCCAATTTGTAATAGCCGCGCTTGTTTTGTTCGGTGGCTTTTTCATCGCGGTAACGTCGGACGACGCGATCCATAGTGCCGTTGCCGTAGCGGGCTTCTAGCATGATGAAACAACATCCGCCGCCTCCACCACCACCGCCACCTCCGCCCGTACCCCCCACTCCAGCAGTCCCGCCGGGGCCCGTAACTCCAAAACCGCCGCCACTACTTACGCCAAGACCGGGAGCGCCGGGAGCGCCACCAGTAGTTCCACCACCAGTAGTTCCACCACCAGTAGTTCCACCACCAGTAGTTCCACCACCAGTAGTTCCACCACCCGGCACTGCGTAGCCACCACCACTGTTTACGCCAAGAGCAGGAGCGCCCGGCGTACCTCCAGTAGTTCCACCACCAGTAGTTCCTGTAGCCGCAGCGGACTGTCCGCCCATAGCTGAACTTACGGCATTACCGGGAGTGGTTGATGGCACGCCGGGGCCGTTAATACCAGACAAGCTTGCAAGGCCAGAAGTCGTCACCCCTGTATCGCCCGGCGTTGGTACGCCCTCAACTTGCGTAAAGTTAGGCGAATCATTAAAAGTTAGGCTGTCAGATATAGGCGCAGGCTCTCCTTGACGAGGGCCGTCCATTTTGTATGCAATATAACCCAGCGTATTTGTAATAGCATCGCCCATTTTGCTCAACGCCAACGACGGCACTGCCAATGGGGTTATCTTCCCTCCGCCATCAACCAGACTGGTGGGGAGCCCGCTTGTGCCGGGTGTTTGATTGCCTTGGTTGCTGCTATATCCACCGCCTGTAGGAGCTTGCACAACAGAAGTAGGTTTATCCTCAATATCTGTTGCATCAGTAGTATCCATCCGCGCAGGAATCCATTTTGTCGTGCCGGTTGCCGTGTCAAACTCGTAGTGGCCCTCGTATGACGGAGCCTTGGTAGTTGTTTGTGTAGGCGTGGTGGAAGTCTTGCCCATCAAAAAGTCATAGGCATCTTGCGATGTCATGCCGCCACCAGCAAAGGAAACAGCGCCGCCCTTGGCCAAGGCAACAATACCGCCATTGGCTGCTTTATACGGTGTACCGGGTGACCACTCTGTATCAAACCAGTTCTGCTCTCTGGAACCAATATTAGCTTCTGGTTGGCGAACTGTGCGCCGCATTTGGTATGGCCGGATGTAGCTTGGGCTTTGCGCAGGAACTGGCGTCTTGGTTTGCACCGCCATGTCGGCCATGATGGGGCTCATGGCCATACCAATCTTGCCGTAGTTGTTCTTGAAGAAGTCCATTGGCGCATCCGCCGCCGCTCTGGCACCAGCAGTTAAGCTGCCCATTGGAGAAATAGCTTCCATAGCAGGAGCTGAATTCCGAGCCAGCAAAATATCCCGTGCGCTTGAATCTGCGCCAAGGGTGGCGGCAGTTGAAGCATTTTCAGCACCAAGCGTTTGCGCGGCAAGGGAAGCACCCGTGTCCATAAAACCAGCAGTCAAACCAGCACCGCCGTAGGCACCCAGACCAGCCATCAAACCTTTTTCCAAACTGCCAGTACGAGCTGCTTGCAAACCGCCAATACCCAACCCAATCATTGCTGGATTGATTGTGCCGCCTGAGAAATACGAGATGCCCGCGCCAATCAAGGTGGGCAACAACTTGTCCAAAACGCCCGCTTCGGGCAGTCCAGTTTCTGGGTTAATGGTCAGTTGATGACCATGCGCCATAGCCAAATCACTAAGGCTTTTTAATTCACGCGGCGACATGTGAACAAGGCTTGTGTCGGGGCCACGGCCTTGGTCAGAAAGATGTTGAGCGGCAAGCTGTAGACTCATATTTGCCTCGTATGCGGGGGGTTATGGGATGGTATCATGTTGGTAGCGCCGACACAAATGTGATTGACCCAATAGCAGAGGGTACTGCGGGGTACGGCATGGGAGTTGTTTGTGCTGCGCGGTAGTCGATGTAAATCCCTGTTGCACCGCCAGAAGTGGCGGCTTGGTTCGTTCCCCACCACAATCCAAGCGTATCCCCAGCGTCTAACTGGAAGACCACCTCTGAGTACCCACATACAAACGTTGGGACTCCTGCACTTTTACGCGCAGCAACAGTAAAAACAGTAGAAGAATCCGTAATATCGGCTGCCGAAGTTGCTCCGTTTACCCGCAACCAGACGACTGCGTCATGCGCAGCGTTGTCGTTGTTGGCAAACTGGAGGCTGTACGTGATCTTGTAAATACCCGCAAATTCCGCTGTGGCAGTGTTGCCTGCGTTCAGCGTAAACCCATTCCCCTGTTCCAGCGTATCCCACTGAATGATAGTTGGTGTATCTGCCGCTGTTGCGTACTGAATGGCGTTATCGGACGCAGCAATAAACGGGAACCGCACCCCAGAAATGCCGCCCGAAGTCGATAGTTGCCCAATAATGTTGTCAAGCTGGTTGAAGTACAGCCGCAAGACGTTGTTCAACTGGTTGACGTAGTTCTCATCGTACTCAGACGTAGCCACAGGCAGGCGCGGGGCAACAACCCTATTGAGTTCATACTCTGAAGTTACAACGTAACTCATCGTCTGCCGTCCGGTCTGATGTCAATCCGAGGAGCGCCAAGCTGCCACTGGACACCAATGTCGCTGGACGTGATCTTCATCTGCATCTGACGGCCACGAATCCGGATGTACAACTGACCGGTGTATTCATCCACATTGATGACCGATGGCGCGGAGCCGTTGTAGGTTACACCCGCATAACCACTTTGCGTAACACCTGAGCCTGAGTTGTTCAGCCCTTGCAGGTACATGGTCACGGCTGGTGTAGTGCCTCCAGTGGAGCCTCGGAAGGTCATGTCTGGGAGCATGCGGTAGACGAAAGCAAAGTTGTGCCCATCACCAATGTCAAACTGTGCGGACGTGATCGAGGCCGCAATTGGCAGGGTGGTACCCGTCTCGTTGTCGTCTACGCCTGACTCTTGGTTAACGATGTTGTAACTGTATGTCGCAGCAATCGGGTTATCCCGCAAGCCGGTATCCAGCCAAGCAGTGCGCCCCATCGTGCCGTACATCCAAATGTCTTCGGCGTAGTTGTAGATGACGTACTTGTCCACAGTGTTTGAACTGGAGGAGCAGTAAAAGAACCAGACCTCGTTGAAGCCTTCGTTTGTGCTGGCAAACACTTGGTCAAACTGAAGCTGGTTGATGTCGCTGTAAATGTACTGACGCAGGTCACAGCGCAGGGTTTGCACACGGCCATCGTACTTGTAGAACTTGTCCACACCCATCCAGTAAATAACGCCGGAGGCCATTGCTGCGGCATTTGGGCTGGCAATTGAGACATTGTCTGCAAGCAACTGAGTACCCCACACATAAGGCGGGCCAAGGTATTGGAGCGAGTACAGGGATGAATCCGTCCAGACCACAATCTCTTGGCGGCTTTGCAGTGTGGTCACGATTTTGGAACCGTGAGAAAGACGAGCGCTACCGGCTTGGTTGGTGATTGCCGGGTACCAAGTGGTCAAAGATTCTTGGTCTGACCAGCGGATGAGCATTGGATCAAGCGTAGTGCTGTCGTAGTCATTGGTGCCAAACACAAGAACAAACCTGCTGGCATCTGAGACGGTGAACGTGTTCTGGTACAGGGGTGTGTAGCCGTCTGCGCCTGATAAGCTGCTCAATGGGACGCCGCGCACGGACAGCCGCTGTGTCCCAGACTGGGAACCAGACGTGTTGACCATTGTCAAGGCCGACATAGTAGAAGACGCAACTGCCGCGCCAGCACTCACAGAATAAGTGCCTGTGCCACCGGTGCCCGTGCCTGTAAGCGACAAAATTCCCAGATTTGTAGTCAACCCACCGCCGTAGAACACGGTCATACCGGCCACCAATATACCGTCAACAGCAGTCACGTTCAGCGTGTTTGCACCCGAACCGCTACAAACAGCGGTCATTGTTCTGGTTACTGGGCTTGCCGTGGTCGTCAAGTAGAACGTGGTGGCGGTCAGGTAGCTGGTGTAGTACAGGGTTCCAACGGTCAAACCTGTTGGCAGTGCGCCATCTGTCTCAAACATTATGGCGGTCTTGTTGGGCAGATTCAAAGATGTGCTGACCACAGCAGGCGTTGCAATTGTGATTGTGGCCGCTGGGGGTGTGTAGCCAATTGTGGCGTTCCAGTAGTACAGCTCATCGCCGCGAGGGCCGTAGATCAAGTCTTGGCCCCAGTTCGTTTGGTTCCAAATCCGGATGGCCTCAGTAGAGGATATACCAATACCCCAAGGGCCGGAGCCCCAGAAGCCAGCACCCCAGCCGCTTTGCGGGGAAGCCGCTGCCACACCGGTTTGAATTTGGTACACGGCGTAGACTGTGCCGCCACCTGCGGCTGTTGTGGATGAGGCTTTTGCCGTGGCTGTGTGGATGCCTGTTTGGCCAGAACCAACCGTGCTGATGGCCGTGCCGCCAGAAGTCAGTGACAACTGGAAGGTGTACCCCGATGTGTTGACCACATAGTAAGAAGTGCCCGCCACAAACGGGTCAGGCAGCATCCCAGTCGTGGTGAGAGACACCCTGACGTCGTTGGCCAACTTGTACTGGGCCGTAAATACAGCGGGGTTTGCGATGGATATGGCGACCGTTGAAGTCAGCGGGATTGTGTATGTGGTGCCGCTTGCCAGTGTGAGCTGGTATTCACCAAGGATAGTGATGCCGCCTGCTGCTGTGCTGCCTGTGAAAATTACAAAGTCGCCATCAGAAAAGCCACCAGCCGCGTCGGTTACCGTGACAGTGGACGACCCGCTGGTTGTAGCAAACGGATTTGTCAGCGTATTCAGATCGCGCACAGGCGTGATGTCGTAATACGCACCGCCGTTCTCAATGTAGAACTTCAGGTTTGTGCCCACGCCCAGCAGGTTTTGGAAGCCAAGCGTCACCCAGTTCCACAAAGACCGGCACACACCCAAGAACGTGGCCGAAGAGATGCGCTCCCAGCCGCCAATCTTCTCAGGCGTGCCTTGGCGGAACCGCACCTTATCGGATTCATACCAACCACCCTCATTGGTGTACCTCGTGTTCTCACGATTTACACCGGGTTTCAGTAGAATTTTTTGTAATGGCATGGCGTCAGGCTACAAGTCCGGGGAGATACTGTGTTTTACCAGCTACCTTGGTCGCGGTCAATTCCTGCTTTTTCAAGTTATCTGGGTCGTATGACACATGAACCCAGCCGCTGTCAGGAATGCCGGGGGTGTAGAACTCCAGAATCAACTGGGTGTAGTCCAGATTATCCATGATCCACTGCGCCAAGTCAGCGTTTGCTACGCCGGGAATCTCTATATCGGCTGCTCGGCCAAGGCAATGGTCTGAGGACTTTGAGCCTCCGGTAGCTTGGTTGACGGCTGGAGCACGGAACCCTGAGTTCACCTTGACACCCTTGCCAAAGTGGTCACGCACAGGCTGGAGGACTTTCTCGCACAGCAAGCGCAGATTCTCTGTCTCGGCTTCGCCGGGGGTGTTATCCAGATCATTGCGCAGCGCAGTGTCGGATTTGGTCAGTTCGTGGAGGGAGAAGTTAGCTGTCAATTGAGTCATTTCATTTTCCTCAAGGTTTCGTATTGGTCGATGCAGGCGTTGAGCTTGCGGATGGCTTGGTCTCCGTCGGTTGTGATTGCGATAAGAGCTTCAGCAACCGATCTGTCAAGTTCGGTTCTTGTTTCTCTGCTATCTCCGGAGGCAGCGGCGGCAGTACCGGCGCTTGATACGGCGCACTCGGTTTTAACAGGGATGAACAACCGACGCTCACCAGAGGCAATATCAGCACGAAGCTTGTTCTCCTTAACTTTTGCAACATTGTTGGCCTTTCTCAAAGTCTGTGCATATGTCTGGGCAACCTGACCCATACGCTGTTCTGCTTCCCGTGCCTTGGCATTCAGGGCTGCAATTTCAAGCTGCTGGCGCTCGTACTCATTTTGTTCACCGCTAAAGTACCCAGCACCAAAACTGCCCAGAACCGCCAAAATGATGCCAAGTATGACGTATGGATTTAACAAGCTCATGGCTTTGGCGGCTCATCGTTGTCGTTAGCTTCGGCCTTGGCTACCGCATTGGCTACGGCTTTAATACCTGACCGACCTGCCACTCCGCCCAGAACGCCTGTGATGAACACCATGATGGTAGAAATTTGAGCGGTGTACACCTTGTCAATTGCCGCCATAGCGCCATTCATCGGCTGCATGACAAACGTGACCGAGTAAAGGAACATGGCCATCGCGCCAAGCAGGATGCTGACCAAAGTCACGATGACAAAAGCCCAGACGCGGACTTCAATTTCTTCAGCGGTCAGTCGGTTGTTTGTTTTGTAGGCACCAGTAGGCATCACTTTTTCTCCGGTTCGGGTTTAATAAGCATTTCGGGGCAAGTGCCAGTGGCGGTACAGATTGGGGGCTTGCACTCAGGGTTATTCCAGTTTGTCGGGTCTTGGCATGTGTAGCGAAAACGGTCTTCGCACCCTGTCAGCAGCCCGCAGAGGATGCCAACGCAAACAGTAAGCGCCAGCAGTGAAAGTTCATGTTTTGTCATTCTTACGTCTCTCCTGTTCCATCTCACGCCTTAACCGCTCAAGCTTCTCAGTCTGCATCTTGACTTCATGCTTGGCGTCCAGAATATCCAAGTACAACATCCCAAGCACTGGGAGCATGAGGGCAACCAACACACAAGCGGCAATCCATCCCATCACGTCTTCCCCAAACGACTCACGAACAGGAGCCACAACCACAGGTAAAGGAGGAATAGGATAGTCGCTACGAGATACGCCGACTTTGCTTGGAAGTTTCTTTTTTCCTCCCGTCGTTGCCATTGTTTAAACCTCTCCTGCGCTTCTTCCTTCAACCTTGCCTTCTCCTGCTCCTCCTGTATGACATCCCGCATCTCAAACACTTTGGAATACAGCGCCCCCATCTCGGGTGGCGATCTATACACCATCGTTTCCCTGATAGTCACTTCCAATGCTGCCATCTGGTCAATTGCCATCACCCGGTTAAGTGCGGCCTCCATCAAGTTGGCATTAGGATCGTAGACGCTCCGGCTCTTTTCCTCTTCTTCCCTGATATGGGCTGCAAGCTGCTCTTGAAGTTTAAAAAACTCAGTGAGTTGGCTGACCACATCTGCCATGACTTTGGTTTCGTCAACGGCAACGTACTTGGCCTTCTTTTTCGCCACAGGCTTGGGCGCTGGGGTGGAAGGCTTTTTGAACCAAGCAATGATTGGCCCAAGAAACCCCCCGACCTCCTGAACAATTCCAGCCACTTCGTCATAAGTCTCTTTGACCTCAACAAAGGATTCTTTGGCTTGCTTGTAAAGCTCACAACCCTCTTTGATAGCCGCAACACAGGCATTGGCCGCAAAGAGGATTGAGATCGGATCAATGCTTACTCCGCTGCCACTTCTGGCTGGTTGACTTCAGGCATTGGCACTTGGGGAATTGCCTGCTCACGGATGGCTTGAACCAAGTCGGCAACTGCTTCGTAAGGCTGTTTAGCCAAAGCAGCAAGCACCATGTTCACACCCTGAAGAGGCAGTTCCAGTTTGATTGTGACGTTTTTGTCAGTCATGCGATTTCTCCAAAAGCACCGCTGAGATGGGGCAGCGGTGAATACCCCTTATTCTGTTGTCCAAGGCACGCCTGTGGCAGTCACAGGGTTCTTCTTCAATTCAATCTGAGCCGCCAAAGAAGCCTCTGTTGCGTCCTTATCCACACCATTAGCCCAAATCCAACCAAGGACTTGTTCTTGTGTCAGGTCGGCATAGTCCACGGTGGGAGTGCCATCAGACCATGAGCAAGTGGCGTAGATAGAGGCTGAATGCTCACCATCAACTGCTGTGGCTTGCCAGTGGGCAGTGGTTACGAAACCATCGGCGGTGTTGCGGTCAAGTTGGGAGATTGTCCAAGTGGTGGTCATGCTGTACCTTTCAATGCGGCGATTTCTACTGCTTGTGCGTCAACGATGGCCTTGAGTTCTTGGATGGCGGCTGTCAGTGTGGCAACCAAGAAGCTGGTGTCGATGCCTTGGTAGACAGGATTTCCTTCAGCGTCTACTGCGTCTTTTTCTCCAACCACGCACTCTGGAACAACTGCTTGCAATTCATGGGCAATAAAGCCTTGGCTTTCGCTATTGTCAGCATTCCACTTGTAGGTGACGGGCTTGAGTGCAGCAACCTTGGCAAGCGCACCAGTCATGGGCTGGATGTCGTGCTTTAAGCGATAGTCTGAGGAAGTTGAATAAGTTGTTGCGGATGTTGAGCAATCAATAAAGCCTACGTTGCTAGAGCCCGCACTATTATTGAAGTTAACCGCTCTATATCCACTATTTGCTTCTGGCCTAAACGTCATTCCGTGAGACGTATTGTTGGCAACAAAAAGACTAAAACGTGAGTTGGTTCCATAAGCTGTCGTAGTCCCCACCAGCAAGTTACCGCTGGAGTCGATGGTCATACGGGCAATGCTGTTTGTTACAAAACGCATTGAATTGGCTGCGTGGTCATATCCAACTTCACCAATATTTGCAGCGTCAGTATCCCCAAAGTTAATTCTAACTTGTGAAGTGTTTGGGCCAATAAGCGTTAAATCATTGGCAGTGGCGTTTGCGCCTGTAATCCGAGCCATAGCAAACGTGGACGATATTGTCGTAGCACCTGCTTGAGCTACATCTAATCTATAAGTTGGCGAAGTCGTACCAATCCCCACATTACCAGAGGAGTCGATTGTCATCTCAGCTTCTGACCTTGCAGTGCTGTTGGTGCTAAATGACATTGCGTTTGTAGAATGGTCGTACTTAATAAAACCACGATATTCTTCAGCGCCAGAAGTTCCATCAGCAAACTGCAAATAACCAGCAGTTGCGTTGCTTGTGTAAATAGCTAAACTTGAATCACCAGTTCCAGAGCCGACGATTGCGTAAGCAGTTGAGTCAAAAGCGGTGGATGTATTGCCAACAGTTAGCTGACCGCTTGCATTAAGCGTCATTGCTTGGGTGAAGCTGATTGTGTTCCCTGCTGTGCCTGCGGCGGCGGTGAACCACGAGTGAACGCCGCTTAATTGCGTATAACGAGTTGGCGCAACACCTGTAACGTAGTATGTCCAAGTATTTGCGGCGCTTTCGTAACAGTTAAAGTTCAAGCTAGTTGAGCCGTTTGCTTGTTCGTTTAATGACGCATAACCAGTAGTTCCTAACTGAAAGGCTCTGGCTCCAGATTTCCAAGCACTCGGAGTAATCCCCAAGCCGAGGTTGCCGGAGGAGTCGATACGGGCGCGTTCTGTGGCGTTACCTGTGTTTGAACCGCCACTTGTGTAAAACGCCAAAGAAGTAGACGTGTTTCCCGAAGACTCACTAAGCGCTTGAATTGCTGCGTGTTGATTTGTGCTTGAAAATCCGTTTGCCACAGAGAATGAAATTCCACATCCATTACCTGTTCCTGAAGTGCTGTTGTAGAGCCTCATTCCAGCGTTGTTTGCCGCCGTGACAGTCATGTCTAATTTATAAGCAGGAGAACTCGTCCCAATACCCAGACCTGTGCTGGTCAGGCGCATTTGTTCGGAGTTGCTGACGGAAAAAATGGCTATGCCTCCCGTTGCGTTCAGGTTGAAATTTATACCTGTGCCGGTTTGCAAATCCATACGCGATGCCGTTCCAGCGTATCCAAGGTAGCCCTTTGCGCCCCCACTATCATAAAACCGCAAATACCCTTGGCCCGTGCTTGAAAAATCGCCAGTGCTTTCCAGCTTTAATTGTTCACCTGAAGACAGCAGGGTCAGCTTGCTCCCATCAAACGTCAGCGCAGACCCCGTGGTCAGTACTTTGCTGCCGTTCAGGTAGGCCACGCCGTTGGCTGTGCCGCCGTTCAATGTAACCGTGCTTGAAGTTGTCAGCGTGGTGAATGCACCAGTTGATGCTGTTGTCGCACCAATAGACATATTATTGATAGTGCCAACACCTGTGGAAGTAAGCGCCAGCGTGGGTGTGTTACTTGCCGTGAGAGTGATTAGATTGGTGTAAGCTGTCCCGTCTACATCATAGGCAGCAAGAGACAAAGTATTGGTGGCTGTCTTAGCTGATTTAAGCTGAGTGCCAGTTACATAAGAAGCTGCTTGTGTAATGGTGTCTGTATCAGCGTCACCAATTGTTGTGTTGCCTGTAGAAGACAACGTAGTGAATGCACCAGTTGATGCTGTTGTCGCACCAATAGACATATTATTGATAGTGCCAACACCTGTGGAAGTCAATGCAAGTGTGGGCGTAGTGCTGGCAGTTAGTGTGACTAAGTTTGTGTATGCTGCACCGTCTGTGTCATAAGCAGCAAGGTTTAACGTATTGGTAGCTGTCTTAGCTGATTTAAGCTGAGTGCCAGTTACATATGAAGCCGTTTGGGTGATGGTGTCGGTATCAGCATCGCCAAGAGTGGTGTTTCCTGTGACAACCAAATTGCCGTTGACGGTAAAGTTACCAGTGGTGGCGCTATTGCTGCTAATACGGATAAAGTCTGTTCCGTTCCACGCTACAACAGCCGACTCACTGACAGCCAAGGTCACGCCTGTGGTTGGGCCAACGCCACAAATTTTTACCGTGTAAACAGCAGAGGTGTTGATGACCGTGTAAATCTTTGACTGCGCAGGAGCCGTGATGGTTATGTTTGCCGAAGCAGGTGAACACAACAAAATAGCCTGACGGGACTGATTAGCTGAGCCTGTGGTGGTAGTCAGCGTGGTGGTGGCTGTAATTGTCTGAGTACCAGCAATTGCTGAATCAAGCAAAGAGGTAATACTGTTGTTTACGGTGTCGCCCCATGTTCCTGACAATTCGCCTGTGACGGGAAGAGCCAAGCCCAAAAGTGATGTGTATGCTGTCGTCATGTTGTTACCTCAATTTCTTCCCAATTCGGGTTTTGCTCATCGGCAATCAGTGACCAGCCGGGAGTCTGCGGGTTGCTGATATTTTGCCAGTTTGCGGTCTGCGTGTCATCTATATTTGACCAGTCAGCCGTTTGTATGTTAGAGATTGTGCCCCAATCCGCAGTCTGACTGTCATCAATCAGCCTCCAGTAGACGGCAACTATAGCTCCAGCATATCCAGCCGCTTGGTTCCCAGTCAGCGAGAAGGTTCTTTCTCCAACAGCAACCGAGCCAACAGCAGCATCTGCCGCGTTGCCGGTCAACTCAATCACTATCTCGGGAATAACCGTGCCAACAGTGCCGATGGCTGTGTTAGGCAACAGCGGAACAATTACATATCCTGCAAGGCCAGCAGCTTCAACGCCTACCAGCTCAACAGACGCACTCTGGACAACTGTGCCGACTTCACCTGTGGCTTCATCGCCAGATATGGCGGCAGTCTTGCTGTGCGTTACTGTGCCAACAAACCCTGAAGCAGCGGTGCCGGATATGGCAACTGTGATGTTCCCTGTCTCAATACCGGGGTTGCCAGCGGCCACAACACCAGACAAGGCAAGGGAGGTTGTGCCCCTTGCGACTGTGCCGACAAATCCTGCGGCAGAAACGCCAGTCAGAGAAATTACACGGGAAACTCCAACACTGCCCACGTTTCCAAAAGCAATATTGCCGTTTTCTGTTGGGTTATTTGTCTCAACAACAGTCCCAACCGCCCCAGAAGCCAGAACCCCACTTAACGCAACAGTCCGACTGGGCGTGACCGTCCCTACGGTTCCTGTTGCTACATCCCCCGTTGCTTCAAGAGTGCCGCCCCAGCCGTTGTCGCCCCAAGCATTGTTGCCCCAGCCGAGAGCCATGAACTACCTCTTTAGGTAGTTGCCAAGCGCAACAAAGCAGTTGACGTAGTGTTTGACGGCATAGTCAAAGTGAAAGTACCCGCCGTGATGGTCTGTGAACCAAACGTGTGGACGCTGATAGCCTTGTTGCTTTGTGTTGAGTTGTACAGCAACACAGTATCAAACGCCGTGGTTAAGGTCACCGTGGTGTAGGTAATTGATGCTGAAGGAGTCCAGTACGCTACACCAGCAGTTGCTGAAGTGTTAGTTGACGTTGGAGCCGTAGCATTTGTTACCGTAACTCCGCCAGCAACATAGTTTGTACCAGAAACTTCTCCAGTTACTGTGTACGCAGTAGTGGCTGCATTGATGGTTGCCGATGCCAAGTACAAAGCAGCTTTTACAGTATCTGTAGTGGGTGATGTCAAGCTGCCACGGGATACGATGGTTGAAGTGCCAAGTTGATGCTGACCAAGCATTAGCTCGCTCATAAATGAAGTGCACATTGATTGGGTGTTTGCCATGATTTATCCTTTAGCCAATTGATTGGGTTTCGCCACCGCCAAAGACGGGCATTTTCTTCAAGGCCACATGCGCAGACCGGTGGACAAGCTCACCTTCCAACCAATACTCAACCCATGTGGTTAATTCATTGTCGTTGTCCACGGTACCCTCACGCTTCTCCAACAAAGAGTCATCCATGTCGCCTTTGGTTGTGGTTACAAGTGCCATTAGCCGATCCTTATGATTGCTGTGGTGTTTGTGGCAGCAGGGAACTGCACCACAAAAGTTGTTGTTGAAGTTTTGTTTGCGCCAAAGTCAAGCACGCAAACTGCGGGGTTAGTTGTGCCATTGTCCTTGTAGATCAACGCGCCACGGGCTGTGAAAGCACCAGTCCATGAGGCATTGGCAAAAGACAAGTATGCGGTTGTGTTGGGTGCATTGCCGGTGGTGGGCGCTTGGTTGATTACCAAAACCTCGCCACCTGCCGTATATCCAGAAGCCACAACTTCGCCCGTAGCCGTATAAGCGTCGGTAGTCGCATCAAGCGTGGCGTCATTGGTATAGAGCGCAATTTTGAAGACGTCCGTTGTGCCCGTGCCAAAGTCGTACACACCGTCCAGCAGGCCAGTGCGAAACACGTTGCAGGTGTAATTCCCGGTAAAGGCCATCAACGCACCCCATTATTCTGAGGAAGCGGAGCTTCTCTGTATTGGCCACTGCGGTAGGCATCACTGCGCTCCAGACCATCACCCAAGCGTTTGGCCAAGCCAAGTGCTTCTTTGTACTTGCCATCGTAGAGCTGCAACATGTCTGTCTCGCCCTTCATAAAGGTATACGCCTCAACCAATGAACCATACAACAGCACGGTGTCAAAGTTGTCGCCCAGCCATGTTTGGCCGGAGGCCGCAGTGGTGATGGACGTGGGGTAATAGTAGTAGTGCAGCTCCACAGAGTAGGCCGCATCAGGTGTTGGGCCAAGGATAAAGCTCAACTCATTTGTGATGGACGGATTTAAACCCGCTGTTGTGGTCGGGCCAAACAGTGCGTAGTACTTGGGGGTCGCTGTGTCAGTGGGGTTGGGGTACGCTTGCCGGATGAAGTTGACATCCTTGTTCAGCAAGTACTCGTAGCTCCCGTCCGCATTGATTACGGCCAAAGAAAAGGTGGACAGAAAGTCATCAGGGCAAGCAAGGTACTTGTTGTTGACCGTCGCCACGCCCGTCATGTTCTTGCGAAGAGACGGGAACTGCACAGTGTTGTAGATGCGTTGCTCCGCCTGCTGGATGAAGCGATTAATCTGAGTAGTCGTACTCTCAGTCGATCCATCAGCAAGCGTAATCGCCGGAAAATTATTCTCCGTATACGACTGGATTGCAACTACAAGCTCTGCGTAGGTCATGCCATTGGGCCTCGGGCCATTTTGCCTTTGGTCTGCGCTTTACCGCCGCGCACAACAATGCCGGAGGTTTTTATGGGAGGGTAATCTTGGCTGCGGGTATTGGCCACAGACACATTCGCCTTGCGCATGGTTTCTTTTGCAGGCTCTTCACCAACAATAACGTTGGGCTTTTTGGTTGCTTGCTTGTAGGTGGCCATCTTAGCCTCCGCGACCAGAAGAACGCTGGTTCATGATCTTGGCCATGTTACGGCCATATTTCAGCATGTCGCTGTTGGTCTTGCCGCCAGCCTTGAGCTTGGTCATAGGCTTGCCGGGGTGCATGGCTTTTTCATGCTTGCCAATGGCGGACTTAATCATCTTCTTGTCCTGCGCTAAATCTTTCTTGTCCATGATCGACTCCTTATGTCGTTGCAACTGTAACTGTACCAATTTCCACTGCGGAAACCAAGTTATTTGGGGTCAAACCGTCATCATTGGCCCGAGAGCCGCCAACTGGTGCCCAACCCCACTGAAATATCCGACTACCACCGCCAACCACGCCCTGAGCATCCACATTGACGCTGTTGGTCAACACAATCTGCAAACCGGTGCGACCAGACAACTGGTAGCTCAGGTCGGGACGTGGATCGCGCACACCTTGCGGGTCGTCCACCGGATACATGCCCAACTGCAACTGCGGCTGGTCAGGTTCCCAACATTGAGGACACACCTTCAGGTCATACGTCTTGGTCTTGACGACGAGCTTCTTCAGCACCGTCAGTTTGAACCGAAATCCACAGCGGTCGCACTCGGCAATCGAGTTTTTACCAGAGGAAAACCTGTTTCCCATCAGCCACCACCAATGAACATCTGTCTAGGCACGAGGCGCAAAGCTGCGCGTTCCTGATCTTCATCAGCCGCTGTCATCCATGCCTCGTCGTACTGGGCCTTGAGAACTTGAAGCCGTTCCATGCCACCGGGCACTTTCAAAGCGATGTAATAGGCCAATCCAGCCACCATACAGGGCACAAAACGGAAAGGCACGTCCATCACATTGACACCGCTTCCCGCATCCTGCACCCGACGCATGCGCCAGTACACGAATTGGTATGTCTGGGAGCCGTCAGGCGTTGGCCACATGGTCACGCGGGGCGCATTGTTGACGTAAATCTTGGCATTTGCACTGGCAGTATGGGAAGCGGCAGTTGTGCCGTTCTGACCACGGTAACAATCGCCCAAAGTGTTGCCATCAATGTAGTTGTAGAAGATGGTTTCGCTGTCCAAGTTGATGTACCCGATTGCAGGCAGACCAACGACGTTGGACAAGACGATTGTGTTGGTTGTAGCGTCGATACTTGTGGCCAAAACCGCCGTGGTGGGGGTAATCTGGCCGTCCAAACGCTGATACCAGACCTGAATTGGTCTGGCTTGGGTGATTTTGTTGGGGATGGTGGCGTAGGTAGAAACGCTAATACGCGTGATTGTCAAATCTGACTGTGTTGCGGCCACATTTGCCTGCGTTCGGATGACGTGATCGAGCAAATCAACAGTGTCTGTGGGGATTGCGTAGGTGTTCAAGCCTTGAGTTAGGGTGATCGTGCCCTGCTCAAACGTCCACATGTTGACACCGCGATTTGCCCAATCAGCAAACAGCAAATTCAGCGACCGGCGGGCTGTTTTGAGGTCATAGCCAGTACGCAACTCTGAACCAGCACGCTCAAACGCCTCCTCCACCAGCTCGGTGAGGTCTAAATTAAAGCCTGTTGATCCAGAAGTTGTTGCCATGTTTTATCGCATTCCTGCTTGTTTTCCTGCTAATCTTTGGATAGCGCCTGCCACAGCCGGAGGGGTTCTTGGCGGAACTTGCGACGGTGCAGGTGATGCCCGCACTGCCGCTGGCGCAGGCTTAGAAACCACCTGTGACGATGTTGTCTTTCTCTGGGGCAACGGTGGCGATACTGGGGGTCTTGGCATAGGGGTTGACACTTCTGGTCTAGACGGCATCCCGCCCAAAAGACCTTGCAAACCTGCCAAGCCAAGCGGTTGTTGCTGCTGCGCAGCTCGCGTTTGCGCCATCTGACTCATTTGTTGCGCGTAAGGCTGTGCAAAATCTGGCATACCGCCTTGCCTTT